GTCAAGAGTTAAAACTAATCTTATTAAGATTCCAATAATCTTACTTCCAAAACAAATTTAAGGAGAAAACAATGGCAAAATCTGATTTGCTAAAAGAAGCAATTGCAGACGCTAAAGCCGTTAAAGAAACAGCATTAGCAAACGCAAAAATTGCATTAGAAGAAGCATTTGCTCCTAGAATTCAAAGTATGTTATCTACAAAGTTAGCTGAAGATCTTTATGACGAAGATGAAGATTTAGATGTAGCAGTAGCACCAGAAATGGACTTAGGTGCAGAACTTGAAGCACCTATAGACGCAGCACCAGTAGATGTAGCACCAGTAGACGCCGCACCAGTATTAGATGTAGCGCCAGAAGCTTCCGTTGATGTCGCCCCAGAAGGCGAAATTGACATACCAGTTGAAGAACCGGTAGAAGATCTAGGTGTAGAAGAAGACTTAGAATTAGAAGCAATCATTCGTGAATTAGAAGAAGACCTAAACGAAGAAGATTTGTATGAAGAACCATCTATATATGAAGGCACAGAAGAAGACGCTGAAGCAGAAGCTGATTTAGCTGACGCACCAGAAGAAATTTCTGAAGACTTTAATATTGATGAAATCATCGAATCGATTTTATCAGAAGATGATGAAGTAGTAAATGAAGAAGACGAAGTAGAAGCACCAGTTGAAGATGATTCACCAGCTGAAGAACTTCAAGAAGCTTATAATACTATTAAATCACTTCGAGGCACTATTAACGAAGTAAATCTTTTAAATGCAAAATTGCTTTACACGAACAAATTGTTCAGAAACTTTGAGTTGTCTGAAAATCAAAAAATGACCGTCATCGAAAATTTCGATAGAGCCGGGACAACCAGAGAAGTGAAACTAGTGTTTAGTACATTGGCAGAGAGTTTTCAATTTCCTATTAAAAAACGGAAGATAGTAAAGGAAAGCTTTGCATCTAAACCGTCAGGAACGACTGCTCCAAGTACAAAAACTAAACGAATTATTAACGAAGGTAATGAATTAGCTGATAGATGGAAAAAATTAGCTGGTTTATTAGATTAAAAAGAAAGAGGTAAGAAGAAATGGAAATTTCATCATTATTAACCGACAATAACCCTTCCCAAAGAAAAGCTTCCGTAGGCTTAGTAAATAAGTGGGAAAGAACGGGACTATTGGAAGGACTCAACGGAGACACAGAGCGAGCAGGAATGTCGCAGCTTTTGGAAAACCAAGCTCGACAGCTGGTTCGTGAAGCATCGTCTACTGGTACAGCCGCTAACTCGGAAGAGTGGGCAGGTGTAGCTTTACCATTGGTACGAAGGATATTTGCTGAATTTGCAGCAAAAGAATTTGTTTCAGTGCAACCAATGAATCTTCCATCAGGTCTTGTATTTTATTTAGATTTTAAATACGGAACAGCCCAACCAGGATTTACATCCACCGGTGGCACAAGTAATCCTATACCATATGGTTCACCGGATGCAAATAATTCCATGTTTGGTGTTACATCAGACGCGGCAGATGCATCAGGCGGTCTTTATGGAGCAGGTAGATTTGCTTATTCAATTAACGAAACAGCTTCATCAGGCATTGTATCAACAATGGCTGCTGCAACATCTGCTTCTGTTAATTTTGATAATAACTTTACAGACGCTGCATTATTATTGTCTAGCTATAAAGTAATATCTGTACCAACATCATCTTTAACAAGATTTGATAAAACAGCTGTTAGATCATTTGTATTGACAACTGGTTCTACAGATACATTTATTAGCTATCCAGCATTTACTAAATTAAATGGTGGAAACATTGATTTTGTTGTTACTGGTTCAACAGGTGGTCCTCCAATCGCAGGTCCATATAATGTATCATATAGTGAACAACCAACTGATACGACCAGAGGTGACTTTGAAGATGCATCTCCATTTAAAGGTTCTGGTATTGATACCGGTATCGATAATGGTACTGATATTGACATCCCTGAAGTTAACTTAGAAATGCAGTCAGACCCAATTGTTGCTAAGACAAGAAAGTTAAAGGCTGTATGGACTCCAGAATTTGCTCAAGATTTGAATGCATATCATTCAATTGATGCAGAGGCTGAATTGACTTCAATGTTGAGCGAATATGTATCGATGGAAATTGATTTAGAGATTTTAGATATGCTTATTAATGGCGCAGTTACGACTGAGTATTGGTCTGCAGTATCAAATCAATTTATCAATGCCGGTGGTACAGCATTTG